AGCCCGCCAATCGTGTGAATTAGCCCTAATCCGTAAAAACCAAAGCCCGGAAGGAACTTATAATGCACAAAATACTGAATTTTACGCTTTTCTTCGTCATCTTCACGATAATTTCGACGAATTGACAGTATCTGCCCGTTGTCCTGACTGATTGTGACAACATATGGTATCTTGATGCCGGTAAAATCACCGTCATCGTCCTCATCTTCGTATCCCTCAAGGTCCAAATCGACATGACACTCCAAAATAGTGCAGTCATAGTCGATCTGAGTGGGTGTAACACCGTCAATGCGCTGTATTTCGTCTTCAACGGAGTTAGTTTCGCTCTGCGCGGGCAAAACATCCATGTCCAGATAGAAACCAGATACTTGTTTCTTCCGCAAATCGTTCAACGACATGCGGATAACCTGCGTTATGTTGGGACAAGTCTCTAAATCTGACGTTTCATATGGGACAACTAGGTGTTCTGCCGGTACAAACTTACTTACAGCCCGCCCTCGTGTTTCATCATAGTAAACTTTTTTGAATGTAGACCCCGCCAAAGGCAAAAAGAACAACATCTGGTCAAGTTCAGGCGTGTACTCCTCCATCACGTTGGTGATGTAGTAGTTCATAAACTGCTTTACGCGGATAGCTTGCTGCTCTTTTTCCCTTGTTTCTGATCCAAGTACAGCAGTTCGCACGGGACCGCTGGCTGGCAGCAACTCATTGAACGCCTGCGCCTGAAATTGCGTAGCCGCCTCGGCAAGCAACGGATGCGTGACTCCGGTGGCCCCCCGGAAGGGCTGGGCCCTCTCCTCGTAGGAGAAACCAAGAAGCTCCAAACCGTTGGCGTAAGCATCTTCCCACTCCTGTCTTCCTGATTTGTTGGCATCGAACTCAGCCAGCAAATCACTGGCTATGCGAGACAACTCCCTGTCGGGTATCTCCTCTGCCAAGTTCATGTAGAAATCATCGCTCTTGCCGCGCTGGTCCTGCGGATCAAAGTCCACAGTCATGCCGCCGTCTTCTTCCGGCGTGATCTCTATATCCATGTTCTCCGCCATGCCCTCAAAAGACACGACGTTCTCCATGCTGCCCGGTAGCTCAAGTTCTACTTCAGCCGCCAAGTCCTCCATGTCCAACTGTGAGGGGACGTTCTTGTCAACCATCCCGGCTATCGGTTCACGAGCCATGAGCTATCTCCTTTGGATACAAAGTATCATTGTACGCCTATGAGCTCAAGAAACTTGGCTCCAATACCTTTTTCCGGCTCCGGGGGAGGAGGCTCCGGAGGACCCTGTTCAATCAAAGGCATACCCCGCTGACGCATTAGTTCATACGCATCGCGCTCCTGCTCTCTAAGCAGACCCCTGTTATACTCCCCAACTGTAACTCCGGGCACCAGTTCCCTATCGTCAGTAATTAGTTTGTAAGCCCTTACATCATCGCTTCCCGGAATAATCCCCATTCTTTTTGAGCTTTCATAATCTTTAAGATCTAATGTGTCCTCATCTTGATAATATGTCGTTCTACCTGTTTCCTCACGCATTTTACGTTGTAAAGCCATATAACCCAGATGTCCTAGCTCGTGAGCAATGACTTGCAGTGTACGAGCTCTTCCTCCGGTAAAGAAGTCTTCATCTGGTAATCCGCCAGCGAGGTAGTATGCGGTAGAACCCTCTTTTCTGGACATTTGCGGGTCCGTAACTCCTTGATCTGAAAGAACCTGTCGAACTCGTTCCCCAAGTCCTGAAATTTTGACGTCCTCTCCCAAGGCATCGGAGCCAAGAGCATAGCTAGGAACAAACTTCCCCCTAAGATTACTCGGTATGGCATCGCCCCCTCCTATAACAGCAGCCGTTAGTTTCGCTCCAAAATCAGCGGTCTCCCGATCTGGAAATTCACCACGCTCTAAAATATCCAAACCTAAACGAGCATACGGGTTGTTATCAAACACCTCTCGTGCGCCGGGGTCCATCTGCATCTCAATCAAAGCTAATCTACGAGCTTGATCGACAGCCTCCGGTGACGGACCAGTAAGCTCAAAAGAGTACCTATCGGAAAGCGGATGCTCCGCCGGAGACACCTCCCCGCCTTCTTCAAACCTAAGATAGGGTATATATGACGTTATACCTTTATCCATTAGTCATACTTATTCACATTAAAGAAACCCTGACGGTCTCTTGGAAAGTATACATCAATGCCGGTTTTTGGCGATTTAAATCTCCTTTTACCCGGCTCTCTGCCAAGAATGACATCCAACTGCTTGAAAACCTCATCATCAACCATCTGAGCAATCTGCTGAGAGGTGGCGTTTACACCCGCCTGCTTTAACAGCTTTGCACCAAAAGCGTTGTTACGCTTGTCCATGATAATATCTTCAGGGGTCGCACCCATTAATTTATCTGTAAACTCAGACAAACCACCTAACTGTTGCGCGGTCCGTGGTCCGAGTTCCTTTGCCAACAAGGCACTTTGCAAAGCGTGTGCCCTAGCATCTTCTAACTCCTGATATGTAGGCATGTCTGCTCTTGGACGCTCCGCCCGCATAATCTCAGTAGTAGTGTCAAAATCACCACGCTCCACGTCATCTGGGTAACCGTACCTAGTTTCAAGCACCTGCTCAAAAGTAGGAGACCCTTCAGGATAAAACATGGCAGCACCCTCGCTGCCCTCTCTACCTGATGCGCGGACCACGTTCTGCTGTTCTGAACTAGGGAGATCGATCCGTGGGTCGAGGAGCGCGGACATTATTCCAACTTCTCCGCCGTCATCAAAACCAATAGGGTTGGTGGTTACTTTACCGTCCTCTATCTCAATCTGCTGTGGTACAAAACTTCCTGTTTTTCCTGCAAAGGGGCTTCCACGACTGGCTGAGTCTTGTAAATCAGAAAGATTAGCCGCACCACTTTGTAAATCTTGAGCGGTTATACCGTATGCCGGGTCTGCAAAATCATCATACATTTCCCGCTCCCCTACATCTTGACCGGCAAATGATGGAGGTATCGGGGGCAACTGAATAATTCTACCGTCTCTCTCAATTTTAACATTTGGGTTATGGGGCGTTGGTTCTAAAAAATCACTATATATCCTATATTCTTTTCCGGACTCACCCTCTTTGTATGACGGTCTGTTCATGCGAAGAAACTTCAAGAACTCTTCTATCTCTTCCTTTGTCGCCATTGACATAGGAGAACCCTCTCCAAGTTCTACTACGCCGCCGTCTTCAAAACCTGAAAAACCAAAAAATTCTGCAAACGTCTCCTTCCTCGGATCTTTACCACTATACAGGGTCTGACCCTTCCGGCTCTTTTTAACGATATAAGTATCTGAGGCACGAGCCTTCGGGGCCCCTGTAAAATAATCAACAACGTCGTCAAACTTTTCGGAGATATACTCTCCGGCAGCCCCCAAGTCTACGATACTATCTGTCATCAGTAATAAGCCCTAACTCTTATCTCGGTGTCCTCATCGCCCCAGTCGTCCGACGGCAGTTGCACAAAGTTACCCTGACGATACCTCATCAAAGCCTGTGTCATACTATCTACCAAGTCATCATATTCACCATTGGGAAACGCGGCTACCTCTTCAATCAACTCGTCTGCAAACGCTTCGTCCGGTGCCCAGACCATGCCCGCCTCAAAAAGCGGAGATACAGAATGAACTCGCGTAACCTTATCATTACCTTTGCTCGGCGTAAAGTTAACAACAGGTATTCCGACATTTCTTAATTCATGCGTCAACGGTAAACCAGATGCCTTTGCTTCCACGATGACGGTGTCGGGGTCCCAATACTTATACTGATCCAACGCTATCTCTTTCAGTTCCGGAAAGTCCCAACGCCCCTTCTGACTATCAAGAAGTATCAAAGCAGGCGGGCCGCCCTCTTCTTCCGGATGAAACACACCCCACGTTGTAATCGCAGAATAGTCAGAAGTTTCTCTTTTACTGAACGCCGTATCATAACTCTGTATGACAAACTCCAAGTTAGGCACGTTCTTCTTGTCCCAACGCTTCCACCAGTCTCTCCTGATAATTGCGTTCTCTTCGCCCGTCGGGTTCTGCTGATATTGCGCGTTCCATTTGCTGGGCGGGATAGATGCACGGACCGCGGTGAGATCCTCCATAGACCAGAACTCTGGCCAACACGGTGTGTCGTCATCAAAAATGGCAGGAAGTTCTACAACCTCCCACTGGTCCGCCAAAGGATCTTTAGCCATCGCACGGAGCAGTTGACCCGTCATGTCCTTTTCCGACCACCGGGTCTGAACCAAAACTATCGACCCACCCGGCTGGAGCCTCTGTCGGGGGCCCCCTGTGTACCAATCCCACGCATCGTCAAAACCATTCGCCGACATCGCCGTTTGTTCAGAATGCGGGTCATCAATGATTACCAAGTCTCCACCACGACCCGCGAGGTTGGAGCCGACTCCCACCGCATAGTACATCCCGCCAGAGGCAGTATCCCAACGACCAGAAGCTTTACTATCAGCAGCCAAACGAACTTCCGGGAATATTTCTTTGTAATCATCGCTATCAATCAGGTTCTTTGTTTTACGTCCAAAGTTAACAGCAAGCTCCGTGGTGTGCGTTGCCTGAATAATCTTCATCTTTGGATTCTTACCCATCATCCATGCAGGAAACAAGAACGAAGCGAACTCTGATTTAGTATGTCGCGGGGCCATATTAATGATCAAACGCTTTAACTCGCCACTAGCTACACGTTCAAGCTTATCGGCAATAATTTTATGATGACGACCAGCGATAAACTCTGGCCACATATTTTTTACAAAAATCAAAAAGTCATCACGACAAGCTTCATTACGTTCAATCTGAGCTAACCGAAGACGAAGTTTTGCCTCCTGATCTGAAACATCCATAGGGGGCCCCTAACTGCACAAAAGATACGCATAAATATGCACAATAATTAGGCAGTTAACAACTCATATCATTTTTCACATAAATATTTGAGAGAAACATGGCCCTAGCTAG